ATCCTTTGCAGCGCCATAGTTGCCCTTCGAAAACAACGACAGCCGTGCTTCTTCGATGTTCATGCCCGGCGCATCGTCGGTAAACAGCGCGAAATGCTCTGCAATCGGCGTGATCACGACATACGCACCCGGCGCAGCCTTGGAGAAAACGCCGGTTTCCACAGGAAGTCCGGCGCTCGTTACAATCGTATTCAGTTCTTCCAGCATGCTCATGGCAGGTTCAGCTCCTCTTTTAATACGCGTTGCATAGCTTCAATGCACGGTTTCCGGCTTGACGATTTCGTCTGCTTCAGAAACGGTTTCGGCGGCTGATTGTGCTTTCCGTACTCCAAAAGATTAGCGAGCATGGCATTGCTCACAGCGCCGCGGTTTTCGGAAAAGCCCACCTTCACGTCGAGGTTATTCTCGCGATCCAGTTTCGCAGGCGATACGCCAAGCGCCGCGGCAAGTTTGCCGGTCGAGCGCGATTTGACCTTCGTACCACGCCCGATCGCCGCACTGAGATTCGATTTCATCTTGTCCAGAACGACCTTGCCGCCTGCCTCCAGCGCTCTGGGAATCGCCGCGTCGAGCGCGTTGCCCATGCCAGCGATCTGATCAAGCCATTTTGCGGGCATTTCGATCTTCACCTTACCCATCCGCCATCATCCTTTTTCCAAGCAGTTCGAGATACATCTTTCTGCCCTTCACATCCTCGACGGACGTGATTTCGAAACGATCATCGCCGCAAAGAAGTACATGCGCTGTTGTTACAGTCAGGCCCGGGATGACGCGAAACCGGAACAGATCCGTCGCCTCTGAGAAGGAGGCACGGTTGACCCATTTCTGAGAACCATGCCGCCCTTCCCGATATGCATGGATGGATACGAGGACGTTGTCCGTCTTGGTTGCAAATCCCTCTGCGTCCTTCGTTACAGTTTCCTCCGCGATGGAAACGCGCGTGTTCATTTTTCCAAAACTCATCCTAAATTTTCCAATCGCGATCTAGGCGGAGCAGCGTGTTCACCGTGTTCCATACTTGCTGCCCCGCCTGCACATTGTCCGCAAAGAACCCACCCGTGCTGCCGTCACGGCTCTCGTAGAAATGAGAGGCGAGCATGATCACGGCCTGCTCGGTCGTCGGCGGCATGACAGCCGCTTCGTAGGTTCCGGCAGCTAGATGCTGGTAGCTCTCCGCATATGCGACGGCGGCGTCGATCAGACGCTGGAGGAGTTCATCGTCCGCGTCGTGTTCGATGATCAGGTTCGCCTTGACTTTACCCAGCAGCGTCGTCATATCCTTACATCGCGCCCATTTCGTCGGCCGCCATGATTCCGGCATCCTTCATCTTAAGCAGCAGGGCGTTGAAATCGCTCTTGAGGTCGGCGATGGTCGTTGCGGCGCTCTCCGTCTGATTCGTCGCCTGGAACACACTGCCAGCCGTCTCCGGGGAAGCGTATCCCGTTTGCAAACCGGTGACGGTGGCGGTATCCAGCACCTCCAGCGTACCGCCAATCACCAGCCGATCGCCGCCATCGGTCGAGTAGTTCTTACAGTTGCGGGTCACGTCGCCCGCCGGGGTTTCAATGATCTCCATGCTTACCCCCTCTTACGCCTTCTGCTGCAGGATTTTGATCGCCTCGGGCAGGATGAGCTTGCCGTCTAGGCGCTGCGACGCGAGGAACCCGACTTGACCGGTGGTTGCGTACAGTTCGTTCAGACGCTTGAACGTCCGACCCTGACGATCGGCGATCCAGTAGTAGGAGAAGTCGCCGAATGCGATGGACTTGTTGCCAGCGCTGACGCCCGGCATGAACTCGCTGGTGACGATACGGTGTCCGAGGATGGTGTCCGGCGCGTTCTCCGTGATACCCGGGCGCCAGAGATACTGCCCCTCCGCATCCTTGAGTTTCCGAATCACTTTCACGGTCGTGTCGTTGAGCACGAACACCGCGCTCTTGCGGTACGGCGCACGCAGCGAGTATACGAGGTCGATCAGTTCGTCACCTGTAATCGCAGATGCGCCTGCCGTAGTCACGCCGAGCTCCGCGCCGCCGGTCGTGTGCAGAATTCCGATGGGCTTGCTCACGCCATTGCCGGTGAGGAATGCGTCCTCTTCCTTGTCGCCGATGCGTTTGCCGAACTGATCCGAAACATACCCTTCAATGTTGAAGACGCTGTCGGAGAGCAGTTCCTCGGATACCTTGATCATGGTCGCGACCTTATACGCGCCGAGCACGACCTGCGTGAACGTATCGTCCGAGAGCGGATAGGTTCCCTCTTCGTCGACCCAGTCGGCGGTGCCCTTGGATGCGACCACAGGAATCTTTCGATCCCCGTAGCTGGTCTGGATCACATGGCAGAGCGGGCGCAGTACGTTCGCGGCCGTCAGTTTTTGCACCAGTGTGCGCTCAAATTCGTCCGGTACGAGATAGCCGCCTTCGCTGTCGGTGCCTTCCAACAGAGAGTTCAGGATCTCAGGTCTCGGATTCTTGGAGCGGATCGCGTTCCAGAACGCCTTTTCGTATGCGTTGGATGCGAGGCCGGTTTTCTGCTCTGCGGTGGGCTGAGCAGGTTTGCTGGTCAGCGGGTCGGCGGTGGGTTTGTTCAATTCCGCGTCCAGCGCAGCCTGCCGTTCCAGCCGGTCGATTTCTTTACCGAGGTTGACGACGTCCGTTTCCATCTTCTCGTAAGTCGCTACGTCCTCGGCGGCGAGAAGACCGTCGGTGCCGCGTTTGGTGTCGAGAAACGCTTTTGCGGCGTCCCATGCTTTGGCACGTTTTTCGCGGAGTTCCTGAATCTGGTTCATGTGCTTTCTCCTTTATTTCTTCAAAAGATTGAGCCGCTGCAACAACGGCTCTGCGGGAAACTTCGGTTCTACTGGTGTTTCATCAGGCGGTTTTTCCGTTGCGGATCGTTTTGCCGCCTGCATATGCTCCAACTTGTTGAGCAGCGAGTTCGTCACCGCGCGGCGGCTGAACTGGTAGCTGTTGAGCGCAATGCCATCTGGCGCGCTCGTTTCACGCGTCAGAATGCCATCCGCAAAACCAAGCTCGATCGCTTTTTGCGCGTTCATCCACGTCTCCGCATCCATAAGGTGCGCAAGCTTCGCGCGCGACATGCCCGTTTTCAGCTCATATGCTGAAATGATGCTCTCCTTCACCTCGTCCAGCATGGCGATTGCCTTCTGCATTTCCTCCGTGTCGCCGATGGCTACCGTCAGCGGATTATGGACCATAAGGAGTGCAGTCGGGGCCATGAGCACCTCGGTGCCGGCCATGGCAATCACCGACGCAGCGCTTGCCGCAATGCCGTCGATTTTAACCGTGACGTTACCTTTGTACTCGATCAGCATGGTGTAAATCTGGCTCGCTGCGACACAGTCACCGCCCGGACTATTCAAGAAAATGACGACGTCGCCCGTGCCGGCGTTCAACTGTTCTCGGAACGCTTTCGGAGTGACGTCATCGTCAAACCAGCTCGTTTCAGCGATCACGCCATCGATGGCTAAGATGCGGGTGCCGTCCTCGTTACGTATCCAATTCCAGAATGCTTTTTTCAAGTGGAATCCTCCTCCAACTTTGGTTTATGATTATCGTTCTTGCGAAACTTTCTTCCAGCGGCGCTGTTGTTCACAGGGTCCCCTCCGGACACGACGGCCCTTTAATGGAAAGCTTTCCATTAGCAAAGTAATGTGAAGTAGAGAATAATGCTGAGTAGAAAAAAGCACCGCCGAATTGGACGGTGCTTTTCAGCAAGAATGCCACATTTACTTTACATTATTATTTTTCTCCAGAGTCCTCAGCCAGTTTTCCATATCATCATCAATGCTACTTCTCAAAAAAGACAATGGTGAATTATCTTCCTGAATGACTGGCATTGGCATGAGTATTTCAGCTTTTTGCAGCGCTTCTCTTTTCATGGATGTGTCCGCTCTTGCGTAGCGCTCTGTAGTATTCAGGTTTTCATGACCTAAAATATCGCGGATGCGAATCACCTCCACTGATGAGCATACATTATGTTGAGTCCCTTTTGGTCAGCAAACATATATTTGCTGACTATTCCGCATTTTTCCGAAAAAAAAGGAGATGTACCAAGTACAATGCTGCGTCAACTTAACATTATTACTTACTTCACATTAGCCCTTAGCGGGGCGCCAAGTAACATCATCGCTCCGTTAATGAGATACAGATCCCCACCGAGCTCAGATGGAATACGATCGAGGTTTTCCAGCTCGCGGATGTCGTTTGTACTCATCCAGCCGTTCTGGCGCGCGGTGGCGTAACCGCTCATGCGCGAGGCATAATCGCCTCGGAGAAGGCCGTCCACGTTGAAACGGATGAAATACGTCTGTTTCTCGCTTTCGCTGAACAGCGCCCGGCACATACTCTGCTCCCAGCGCACGACCCAGGGATCGAGTGTGTACTTCACATATTCGAGCGACTGCTGCTCGATATTGCTGAACGACGATTTCTCCAAGTCCGCCAGCATATGCGGCGGCACGCGAAAGATACGCGCGATCTCATTGATCTGAAATTTTCGCGTTTCCAAGAACTGCGCCTGCTCCGGCGCGATCCCGATCGCCGTGTACTTCATGCCCTCTTCTAAAACTGCTATCTTATGTGCATTCGCGCTCCCCTGATACGCAGCGTTCCAGCTCTCCTTGACGCGCTGCGGATCCTTAATCGTGCCGGGATGCTCCAGCACACCCGCCGGGGCAGCGCCGTTGGCAAAGAACTTTGCGCCGTACTCTTCCGTCGCGATCGCTAATCCGATTGCATTCTTCGCCATGGCGATCGGGCTGTAACCGATCAGGCCGTCGAAGCCGAGGCCGGGGATGTGCAAAACGTCCGATGGCGCAAGGTGGACCCGGTTGTCGGAACCGAGTGTCTTTGGATCCTCCGAACCGCGCTGATACATATAAAAAAGCCGGCCGTTTTGATCACGGTCGACTGTCATTTTGTTCGGCATGAGCGGGTAGAGCGCGATTACCTCTCCTCTGGCGTTGCGGATGATCTGCGCGTAGGCGTTTCCCCATAACAGCAGGTGGCTCATGAGCGTCTCCCGAAACGCAAAGCTCGTCATCTCAGGGTTTGGTTCGTCGTGCAGCAGCCGGTAGAGCGGATGCTTGAACGCTTTCTCTTTGCCGCCGCTGTCATTGTATTTGAAAACGTTCAGCGGCAGCCCCGCAACGGTTTCGGACAGGATTCTCACGCAGGAGTATACCGCCGTCATCTGCATGGCGGTCGTTTCATTCACCGGCTTCCCGCTCGACGTGCCACCGAAAAGGAAACTGTAACGACTACCGTTAAGGGAGTCCTTGGGTTTATCTCGGGAGCGAAACAGGTATCTGAGTGGATTCATGAACATCCTCCATGCAGTATAATGATTGACTTCTTGTAAATAATGCGATAAATTAAAGTTTGTGTAGTGCAAATTAGCAACACACAATATTTTATATGAGGTATTAGATGTACAACGACAAGACCATCGCCTGCAAAGATTGCGGCCAAGAATTCACCTTCACTACCAGCGAGCAAGAGTTTTACGCCGAAAAAGGATTTACGAATGAACCGCAGCGCTGCAAATCCTGCCGGGTTGCTCGCAAGAACAACTCCAGCGGCGGTTCCCGCGACGGAGCACCGCGCCAGATGTTCGACGCAGTTTGCGCAGACTGTGGTAAGGCCTGTCAGGTTCCATTCCAGCCAACCACTGACAGACCGATTAAGTGCAGCGATTGCTTCAGAAGCAACCGGTACTAACAAAGAGGTGCATCCGTAAAAGGATGCACCTTTCCTATATTAGCAATAATCCTCGGTTATTATATACGCTGGTGCTCTCTCCACCGCCATTGCGCAACGCCCGATCCAGCGCCATGATCGTTGCAACAGCGCCGTCGATCTTCTCGGTGCTTTTTTCTTTGTCCGGCTTGATGTTCCCCGCCGGATCGGTGCGGATGTAGATGTTGTCCATCATCCAGCGTAAAACCGGCTGACCGCCGTGCGCGATCCTCTGCTCCAGCGTCAGCTTCATGAGCTCCTTCGTCGGCGGCGACATATCCTTGAATCCCTGACCAAACGGAACAACTGTGAATCCCATACCCTCAAGGTTCTGCACCATCTGTACCGCGCCCCATCTGTCGAACGCGATCTCGCGAATGTTGTATTTCACGCCGAGCTGCTCGATGAACGTTTCGATAAACCCGTAATGTACCACGTTGCCTTCGGTCGTCAGCAGGAATCCCTGCTTCTTCCAGAGGTCATAGTTCACATGATCGCGCCGCACGCGCAGGTCGATGTTGTCCTCCGGGATCCAGAAGAACGGCAGGATAAAGTATTTATCGTCATCGTCCAGCGGCGGAAACACGAGCACGAATGCTGTAATATCCATGCTGGACGAAAGATCAAGGCCGCCATAGCAGACGCGTCCCTCGAGCGATTTGGGATCGACAGGAGACGCACATTTATCCCACACATCCATCGGCATCCAGCGGATCGCCTGTTTGACCCACTGGTTCAACCGCAGCTGACGAAACGCATTCTCTTCAGCGGGATTCTGCTGCGCGCTCTCACACGCGGCTTTGACCTTGTCGATGCCCACCGTAATCCCGAGCGATGGATTCGCTTTCTTCCATACCTTCGGATCCGTCCAGGAATCGTTCTCCTCCGTGCCGTAGATGACCGGGTAGAACGTCGGATCTGTTTTCCGGCCGTCGAGGATGTCCTTCGCTTTTGAATGCACCTCCCAGCAGATGGAGTTGGTGTTGTCACCTGCCGTTGTAATCAGAAAGTACAGCGGCTGCATGCGCGCATCGCCACTACCCTTGGTCATAACGTCAAAGAGGCGACGGTTCGGTTGGGTGTGCAACTCATCGAAGATGACGCCGTGTGTATTGAAGCCATGCTTGTTGGCGACATCGGCGCTGAGCACCTGGTAATAACTCCCGGTCGGCAGGTATACGATCCGCTTTTGTGACGCGAGGATCTTTACGCGCTTCGCTAACGCCGGGCACATGGTCACCATGTCCTTGGCAACCTCGAACACGATCGACGCCTGCTGACGGTCGGCGGCGCATCCATACACCTCGGCGCGTTCTTCGTTGTCGCCGCAGGTGAGGAGCAGCGCGATCGCTGCAGCAAGCTCGCTTTTTCCATTCTTTTTTGGTATTTCGATATATGCTGTGTTAAATTGACGGTAGCCGCTGGGTTTCAGTGTTCCAAACACATCACGGATGATCTGCTCCTGCCAGTCGATCAATAAAAACGGTTTGCCGGCCCAAGTACCCTTGGTGTGAGAAAGACACTCGATAAAAGCCACAGCGTGATCTGCCGCCCGCTTGTCGTACACCGAATCCTTCGCTTTGAACGGAGTCGGCGTGTACTTTTTCAGTTTTCGTGGCATCACCGCCTCCTCCTATGAAATCAAAACGGAGGCCCGCGTGAGCCTCCGTGTCCGGCTCGGTTTGGTGATCGTGCGCCGTTGGGGCAACCGCCCCATCCGCCTTTTGAACCGCTCAGTGGCGGCGACGTTGCGCGACGCGGCGTTGCGGCGATCTATGCGCGCGATGCGTCCGGATCGCCATCCTGTACCGCCGCTTTCAGAATCTCAGCGTCGAACCCCGCCGCTCTGTACCCTTCCAGAAGCGTGCTGTAGTAGAATGCGCTCGGCTTGTTTTGTGGCTTGCCAGCGATTAAAATGTAGATGAGCGATTCCACCAGAGCACCGTCGCGGCGTACTTTGATCGCCGCTTTCCGATACAATTCCGGCACACCAATCCAGCGATCGAGCGTTACTTCATCCTGTGGCGAAATCTCCCACAAGAGCGCGGGAACATTGCTGCCCTTCGCCTTTTCGATCGTCGATACCGCTGAGGCCCTGCTGCCGCGGAACGCGAGTCTGTAGCTCTTAAGCTCCGTCGCGCCGATCAGCTTTGCGGTTGGGCAATGCTTCGCCATCTCAGCGCGGTTCACACCCGTGGCGTATGCTGCGAAAAGTCGGCTATTCAAGTTCATTCTCCTCAATTTTCACCACGGAATCTTCACGAAAAATCACAGCTAATGCGCTACCTCTATCCCAGTTCACGTGAATGCTGCCAATATCATCTACAAAGCTCACCGTTCCCCGATCGCCTTGACGAAGATCCGTATAAGGATCGCGCATTTGAATCAGCTTAACGCGAGAACCGGGCTTAAAGTATTCTTTGAGCTGTTTCAGCAGCTCCGGATGAATTCCGTTCATGCGTCGTCACCTGCTTTCAGCTTTGCGTAGGAAGAGCTACCAGTGAGGTTTCGCAGAAGTACTTTACGCGAATCCTTGAACGCGTCGCCGATGAATCCGATTCGCAAAAGCATGCAGCGCAGCGCGAAGCGGTCACTTTCCACGGGGCGCTCGGCGGCCAGCACGCGTTTCTGCGTCCGCGCCAGATTGCAAAGCCCCTGTACTAGCTGGTAGTAAGCCGTGATCTCCGTTTGGTCGTCGGTAGGCGGAAACCATCCGAACTCGATCCGGTCAGCATGCTCCGTCATCGGCAGGCTGTCTGTACCGAGCGCTTTCTTCAGCAGCGTTGCCTTGCTCGCGACCAGCCGCCGCAGGTTTTCCATTGCGATGGGCGTCATGCCGTCCTTCGGCATCTCGACTGAAAGGCGATCCAATGTGTCGAGTGAGGGTGGTGTGATTTCCTGCTTCGACGTCTCCGCCGCTTTTGATTCGGTGACCTTCCCCGGTTCGCCGACCCGTTCGCCAATGAAGCCGTCGTGTGCCAGTTCGCGCATGAGCATGTCCACCTCCGCCGCGTCCGCGTCGTTCGGGCAAGTGACCGTTCCGTTTTTGTCGACGGTATAAGCCCCTACCTGAAATGCGAAGCTTGGCGCGCCGAGGTATCGCGTGGTGTCCTGCAGTGTGTCCCTCATGACCGCGACCATCGCCTTTCGTCTGTCCCCTGTAACGTTGTACTTGATCTGCATATGATTACCATCCTTTCGTTTTTGTAGTCATATACATTGATCAAGCAGCTGTACTTATCAAGCTATTTATCTGTGTTTTCGGCGATTTCTTTGAACGGCATTCGCTCGCCGTTGCGAATCAGGAACACGTCGTCGGAACCATTCAACTGTTCGACGGTTCTTCGAACAATCACATCGCAGTACCGTTCGTCCAACTCCACCATGAAACAGATTCGGTCGGTCTGCTCACAGGCGATCAGGGTGCTGCCGCTACCGCCGAATGGATCAAGCACGATGCAGTTCGCCATGCTGGAGTTCAGAATCGGATATGCCAACAGTTCAACTGGTTTCATGGTCGGATGGTCTGGATTGCTCTTTGGCCGGTCAAACTCCCAGATTGTCGTCTGCTTTCGGTCAGCGTACCATTGGTGCTTTCCCTTTTTCTTCCAACCGAACAAGCAATTATGAACGATGATGCCGTCTGCAATATAATGCGCGAAACGGCTAACATCCAAGCTGTAGACAGTGCCGGTGTAATGCTGGCAACCGACCCCTTCAATGTCTGCCCATCGGAATGTTTCATCTCCAATATATCCAGCGAATGCTACGGGGACTTGCATAATACCTGGCATGAGGTTGCAGGCGCGAATTTTTGCAGTCACCCGCCGCGAGAATTTTTCATGCTGTGTATCTGCTTGTATCAGGGGATACTCGTAGCACCTGCCATATGCGGTAAGAAGCCTGCGTGCGTTTTCGAGCAGCTCCTGATTGCCGAACCGTTCGTATAGGCGATCGATTAATTCTGTCGTACGCTGCGCTGACGTGGGTGGTGCTTGAAATCCACGTTCGATCTCCCAATGTGTGTAAGGAATACCATATTTACATGCAATGTACTGCTCTCCCAGCTGCGCTTCTGCAGCGGAATCATACGCCTCGATCAGCCACCCTTTCTCCGCTTTTTCCATATGCATTCGCGTTTTCATGCCAAACTGACGCGCATCATACGCGATTGTATGCCCGACACGGAACCGGCTGCCGCGCTGCATCAGATATGTACAATACTTTTTCTTGCAACTCGGGTTGAACCTGACCGAAAAAATGTGGTTGTCCGTCGCTTTGGTAGACTTGCCACCCGCGGTTACTGTATACAGATTTCCATCATACTCTCGGTGTGCAGTTTTTATTGGAGAGCCATTTCGCAATCCTTTCAGGCTTCCGCTGTAAGTATCAAAGCTTACAACGCGATCACCATCCTTGAGTGACTCGATCGGCACATCGCCCTCAGGTGTACGCACCATCGTCCCGGATGGCTGGCAAGGTTCGTGCCGCCATTGGTACGGGCTCCGGCCCAGCACCAGCGATTGCTTCTTCCAAATGCAAGCGCCGGAGAGGTAGAAACCCGCTTCCGAGAACGCCTTTCGAAAGTTCAGGCCCTCCGTGTCCGAATGGAACACATAGATCGACGCGTCGTTTGCCATGCAATCTTCCATGTTCTGAAACGAAGCAAACAGAAAATCGTAAAATGCGGAGTCGGTCATGTTGTCGTTTTTGATCTTGCCAGCGTTTCCTTCGTAGTTGGCGTTGTAAGGGGGATCTGTGACTACGAGATTGGCCCGCTTTCCGTCCATGAGGAGATCGAACACATCCCGCTTCGTGCTATCGCCGCAGACCAGACGGTGTTTGCCGAGTAGCCACAGATCGCCCGGCTTTGTGATCGCAGGTTCCTTGAGCGCAGCATCCACATCGAAATCATCATCATGAACATCGGCACGCTGTGCATCCTTGAACAGCGCATCGAGTTCCGGCGCGTCGAAACCGGTTAGAGACACATCGAAGTCCGCTCCCTGAAGATCGGCGATCAACAAAGACAGCTTATCTTTGTCCCATTCGCCGCTGATCTTGTTGAGCGCGATGTTGAGCGCCTTCTCCTGTTCGGCGTCCAGTTCCACGACGACACAGTCGACCTCGGCCATGCCCATATCGAGCAGCACTTTCAGCCGCTGATGTCCGCCTACGACCCTGCCTGTGGTCTTGTTCCATATGACCGGCTCGACATACCCAAACTGTTCGATGGAGCGTTTCAGCTTTTCATATTCGGGATCGCCCGGCTTGAGGTCTTTGCGGGGATTGTAATCCGCCGGTATAAGCTCAGCGACCGGCAGCGTTTGAATGACCATGCTCATTTCCTCTCATAACGATTTTTTGTAAACCGACCCGTGCCGCCGTGAGATTGCCCGCGAGCGCCTGCCCGCGCAGCGTCTTTCGCTGCTGGCTCGTCAAGCGGTGATACTTGAGCGAGTGAATGAAAGCCTGTATTTCGTCCATACCTATTTACCCTTGCGCGCAGACAGCAGCCGTTCCATAACGTCGTCCTGCGGATTCGCCCCGGTGTAGTCGGCGGCGCAGTTTTCCTTTACGATCTGGTAAATCTCAAACCAGAGCCGGTTTGTCTGTGCCATGTAGTTTTGACTCATAGCCACATAGGGAGACTGGATCGCCATTGCGGTAGTCGGATGCTTTGCCAGGTATCCTG